AAAACCAGAAGTTCCTGCCTCTGTACGCGTGGTTGAAATAGGAAGTTTGAAAATGGGCAAGGGACGAAAGCCGACGCCAAAGCCGATCCTGAAGCTCCGGGGCTCTCGCATTCGCGGGCCGCACACCTCGGGCATCGACGCCCCGCCGGGCTCCCCGCCGGCCCCGGATTGGATGTGCCCGACCGCCCGTGCGGAGTGGGATCGCGTGGCCCCGATGCTCGAAGCGTCGAAGGTCATGAGCCCGCGACATCAGCAGACGCTCGCGGCCTACTGCGACGCGTTCGCCGACATGGTGACGGCTGACCGCGAGCTCCAGGCGAACGGCACGACCATCATGGACGATAAGGGTAGGGTGAGTAATCACCCGGCATGGCTCCGCAAGCGTGACGCCCGGAACCAGATGCTCAAGTTTGCAGCAGAGTTCGGGCTCACTGCCTCCGCACTCGCCAGGGTCTCAGCCATTGAGCAAACGCCGGAAAACGACGAAGACGCCGCCATCCTGTTCGGATGACTGCAACTGCTCATCGTGTCGGGCGGTGAAGTTCTTCGAGAAGTTCTTCACGCACGCCAAGGGCGAGAAGGGCGGGCAGCCGTTCCTGCTCGAACCGTGGCAACGCGACTACGTGCGGGCGTTGTTCGCCGAGCGCGACGGTCGCCGGCAAGTGCGAACGTCGCTGCTCGCGGTGCCTCGCAAAAACGGCAAGAGCACGCTCTGTGCCGGGCTGGCTCTCAAGCTCTTGATGGAACCCGAGCCGGGGGGCGAGGTCTATTCGTGTGCCGCGTCGCGGGATCAAGCCCGGCTCGTGTTTGATACCGCGAGGATCGCGGTTGAGCAGTCGCCCGTGCTGTCGAAGCATCTCAAGGTCTACCGCTCCGCGATCGTGTGCGAAAAGACGCACGCGACCTACAAGGCTCTCTCGGCCGAGGCTGGCATCCAGCACGGGCTGAACCCGCATGGCGTGATCTTTGACGAGTTGCACGCCCAGCCGAACCGCGAGCTCGTGGATGTGATGGCGACCTCGATGGGTGCCAGGTCGCAGCCGCTCATGATCTACATCACGACGGCTGGGTATGACCGGAAAAGCATCTGCTGGGAAATCTGGAGGTACGCGGAGGCGGTCGCGTCGGGCGGCATCGCCGACGATCGGTTCCTGCCGGCGATCTTCTGTGCCGCCCCGGAGGCCGATTGGAAGGACGAAAAGACCTGGGCCGCCGCGAACCCGAACCTCGGCGTCTCGGTGAACTCGGAGTTCCTTCGGAGCGAGTGCTCGCGGGCGGTCGAGATGCCGGCATACGAAAACACCTTCCGGCAACTCTATTTGAACCAGTGGACGGAGCAAGATATTCGCTGGCTGCGGATGGATCACTGGGCGCAGGGCAATGCCCCGTGTCCGGTCTCGCTCGACAAGCGGGAGTGCTGGGCCGGGCTGGACTTGGCGACCACGTTCGACACGACGGCTTTCGTGCTCCTGTTTCCGCTAGACGAGGGCCGGTACTGGGTAGAGCCGCACTTCTGGATTCCAGAGGAGAACATGCGGGAGCGGGTGCGACGAGATCGGGTTTCTTATGACGTTTGGGGTCGGCAGGGTCATCTCCATCTGACACCGGGGAACGTCACCGACTTCGACCAAGTGCGGGCCGACATCAACCAACTGGCGAAGAAATACAACATCCGCCAGATCGGGATCGACCGTTGGAACGCCACGCAGTTAGCCAATCAACTGCAAGGTGACGGCATAAGCGTTGTAGGTTACGGACAGGGCTATAGCTCAATGAGCGGCCCCGCTCGCGTGCTGGAGTCACTGACCGTTTCGGGCAAGCTGCTACACGGCGGGCACCCGGTCTTGGCTTGGCAGGCTGGCAACGTGGCGGTACAGCACGACCACAACGGAAACATCAAGCCGAGCAAGGCGAAGTCAAACGAGCGGATCGACGGGATCGTGGCCCTGGTCATGGCTCTCGGGATGCACTCATCGACGGCGACCCAAGGCCCGGCGGTCGAACCCTCCATCCTCATCCTATGATCGCCAACGCTCACCGCATTTTGTGGCTCCCCGGCGAAGACTCCCGCAACTGGGACTATGAGTCGGGCAGTTGGGCTTCGAGCAACCGCAATCCGAGCGGCGTGAAGGTGGACGCTGAGACGGCACTCCGCTCGACCGTGGTGCTCGCGTGCATCCGCGTGCTTTCGACCAGCGTCGCCGGGCTGCCGTTTCATCTCTACCGCCGGCTCGCGGGTGGCGGGAAGGAAATCGCCCGCGAGCATCCGCTCTATCGGCTTTTGCACACGCAGCCGAACTCGTGGCAGACCTCGTTCGAGTGGCGCGAGCAGATGATGCTGCATTTGCTCTCGCACGGGTTCGCCCTTGATGAGAAGGTCTACACGGGCGGGGCGATCAGCGAGATCGTGCCGTTGCACCCCAGCCGGGTGAAGACCGAGCAACTCGAAAACAACCGGCTCCGGTACACGTACCGCGAGGCGTCGGGCTCTTCGACGGTCTACACGCAGGATGCGGTGATGTCGGTGCGTGGCATGTCGGATGACGGCGTGAACGGCATGAGCACGATCGAGCTCGCCCGCGACGCGATCGGGCTGGCTCGGGCGTGCGAGATCCACGGGGCGACGTTCTTCGGGAATGGTGCCCGGCCCGGCGTGATTCTCTCGACCGATCAGATGCTCTCGCCCGAGGCGGCTGAGAACACCCGCAACCAGTGGGAGCGGGCTCACCGTGGGGCGGATCGCAGCAACCGAACGGCGGTGCTGCAAGGCGGGCTGAAGGTTTCGGAGCTCGGCGGCAACAACCAGGAGAGCCAGTTCCTTGAGGCTCGCCGGTTCCAAGTCGAGGAAGTGTGCCGCTTGTTCGGCGTTCCGCCGCATCTCGTTGGCGACCTCACGCGTTCGTCGTTCTCGAATATCGAACAGCAATCGCTCGACTTCCTGACGAACGGGCTGATGCCGTATCTGCGTCGCATCGAGTCTTCGATCGCTCGCGATCTCTTGGAAGGCGATGACGAATACTTCGCGGAGTTCGACACTCGCGGCGTGCTGCGGGCCGACGCTGCCGGGCGGGGATCGTACTACAACACGCTCTGGAATCTCGGCGTGTTGAGCGTGAATGAGATCCGCTCACTGGAGAATCTGAACCCGGTCGAAAGCGGCGATGTCAGGTTCGTGCAGTTGAACATGACCACGCTCGACAAGGCGGCCCAGGTGGTCGAGGAGCCGGCGGTGGTCGAGGAGATCGTGACGGTCGAAGAGCCGGCCGCGACGCCGGCAGACGCCCCGACCGTGATCGAGGTGCTCGACCAGTACCGCAGCGGCTCGCTGACCCTGAAAGGTGCGAAGGCGTTGCTGATGGTCTCGTTCCCGCAGACGCCCGAGGCGATGATTGACGCGATTCTCGCGGGCGTGGTGGTGAAGGAGCCCGAGCCCCTCGCTCCCGAGCCGGTTGCGGAGCCGCCTGCCCCCGAGCCCGAGGCTCCCGCCGTGGAGGAAGCCTCGCAGCGTGCTGCCCCCGGCAGTGTCGCGGAGGGCGACTTCGTGTCGTGGGGCTCAGGCGACGGTCGCGGCCGTGGCCGCATCACCCGCGTCGTTCGAGACGGCGAAATCAACGTGCCCGATTCTTCCTTCACTATCCAGGGAACCGAGGATGACCCCGCCGCACTGATTCGCGTGTACCGCGAACTGGCGGACGGCTGGAATGCTACTGACACGCTGGTGGGCCACAGGTTTTCTACCCTCACGAAGATTGACCCGCTTGAGAGGGAGCCTGCTTCGCGTGCCGCCCCTTACTACGAAGGCGATTGGGTCACGCTGCCCGATGGTCGCGTGGGCCGCGTGGATCACGTCATGACCGAGGGCGAGTTGAACCTGGGCGACGTGGCGATGCCCGCGACGCCTGACGCCCCGGTGGCTCTGGTGAGCGTGTGGGAAGGCGAGTCGTTCGGCGAGCCGGTGCCGGTCGCGGTTTCCGAACTGCAAACGGCAGAAGAGCCAGAGGCGGCGCGGGCGTATGGGAAGCCAAAGCGGAAGCCTCGGAGGCGGAAGCGTGGCAGCTAAGTATGACCACATCGACTTCAGCCCGCCGAGCGGCGTGCGTGAGGAAGCAGCGAAGGGGCTCGCGTGGCGAGACGAGCACGGCCGAGGCGGCACGGCAGTCGGCGTTGCCCGAGCACGCGACCTATCGAACGGCGTGAAGATCAGCCCCGAGACCGCTCGGCGGATGAAAGCGTATTTCGACCGGCACGAGATCGACAAGCAAGGAAAGGGCTATAGCCCAGGCGAGGACGGCTTTCCATCAGCCGGACGCATCGCCTGGGCACTTTAGCTTTGGGGTGGAAACCCCGGTCAGGATTGGTCAAGCAAACTGGTGCGGCAGATGAACGCCGCAGACGAGGAAGGCAGGAGCATCATGGGCAACATCGAACGGCGTTCTCTGGCGATTGACGAGATCGAGTCGGCGGTGCCGCTGCTCGCGGTCGAGAGCCGCAGCGAGGATGACGGCAGCGAACGCGAATGGGTTATCGGCTATGCCGCCAAGTTTGGAGTTCTCAGTTTGGACTTAGGAGATTTTGTCGAGAGGCTTGACCCCGGTGCCTTCGGCATCGTCTCC